TACCTGCGCTATTTGTAACCGTTGGATTCCAATCAGTATAATCTTCAGCATTAGACCATCTAATATACATTGGATCAAATGTGGATGAATTTCCAATTGTAGTTTCAGTTCCAAATGCAAATATGTGTCTATCTCTATCTGATGTTAATGTCATAATAGATTTAGTAGGGCAACCTGTTAAAACAGTTGCTCTTGTAGTTAATCTTCCAACTGCTGACGGATCCCATGTATAAGTTTTTCCTTTATGAACAGTTGCAATTAAAATTTGTCCAAAGTTATCTAGTGACCAGCTGCCAGGATCGAGTAACACGTTTGTTGTAGGTCTTTCAGTTCCCCAACTAGATAATCCCCATGTTGCAGTTCCCCATCCATAAGCTCCACTTTGTGAAATAGGTCCTATTGTAATATAAGGAGTACAAGTTGCAGAACCTGATGCTGAACTATTACCTGATGCATTTGTTGCCATTGTAATAGTAAAAGTATTTACAGTTTTAGAAATTACTTCAAAAGTATTTGTTGTAAAATCAGCTGCAACATATCCTGATCCAACAGGAGCCGTGACTGCAGAAAAAACTATATATTCTCCAACTAATAATCCATGACCTGCTGCATTCACTGTTACAGTTTTAGAGCCACTTGATGTTGTAAAAGTACAACCTGTAACTGCTCTTGCAGTATCTAATGGAGTAATATCATAAAAAGATTGTTCATAATAAATAACTAAAACTTTAGAAGATCCTAAAGCTGCATATTTTTTACCATCTAATGCAGTCCAAGTTAATTGTTCTCTAATAGGACCTGCTATTTTATATTCAACTAATTCTTGCCAACCACCTATTTTTTCAGGTTGCCCGTAACGAAAACGAATATTATCACAATCTATCCATTGCCCCTCGGCTCCGGTAGCTGTTGTTTGTTTGTTAATCCCTGGTTTAAGCTGTACTTTTTGTAAAGGCATAAGTATCCTTTATATAGGTTTTATTAATAAATACACTATTTTTTTGGGATAATTATATTCCAATCTAGCTTATTAAGCAAATCATCTACTTGAATTATCTTTAATTTTTGATCTTTTATATATTGATGTAATTCTTTTACATCAATAATTACCCAATCTCTTTCAAATTCAAGAACTATTTTATTAGCATTACTTGATGTGTTTCCTTTTTTACCTACTTGTCCATCTGGCAATTGTATCATAGGTCTTACATCAAATTTATAAGACTCATTTGATCTATTTTTAATAATTCCTTCTACGTTCCAAGATTGTGTAGATGTTGGCCAAACAATATTATCTAACAATTGTTCAGCAAATCTTTCTTCTATTTTCAATTAATTTTTAGGAGACCAGTTTAATGTATTTGGATTCCAAATATATTTACTTAAATCGTTAGGATTTATTCCAATCCAAGTAAGAGAAGATTCTTCCCAATCAGAGGCTAATTCTATTCCATTATAATTTCTTTGTTCTTCTGTTGGTTTTGCAACCGGAGCTTCCCAAAGATAATTTTGAGTATTTAATGTCCATGAAGAAAAAGGTTGAGGTGGAATAAAAGCATCATTTTGTGAATCGTAAATAAAACCAGGTTTACCATGATTTTTTCTTTTAGCTTTATGTTGTTGATCTTGAGGTGCTAAAATAGGTATTCCATTTTCATCTTCCATCCAATATTGATTTCCATAAGTATGAAGAGAAGTTTGTTTCCAATAAGTTTCTTCATTTTGATTTTTAGGTAAAAAATTATACACCCATTGTTCTACTTGTTCTGTAAATTCTCCACCATTTTTTTCTACATCAGAATTATAAATAGCAACTATTCTAATAACTTCATTATTACTTTTTTTAATTTCAGAAAAATGAGCCATATTATTTACCTTTAATTTTTAAATTCTCCTGGAAGACCTAAATGATTTCTTCCGTCGAATCTGTTTTCAACAGCACCTTTTGTTTTTACATCATTATAATGTAAAAACACTTGTGCACAATTTTCACCTTCAAAAACATTTCTCCAATGTTCTAAAAGATTACCTTTATATACTAACATATCTCCAGGACTTAAGTCAATTTTAATTCCTTTAGAGTTTGATGGTATATATTTACTTATTTCTTGAATACCCTCATCTTTATTTGGGTTTAAATATATAGGCCATTTATCACCTCCTAAATTTAAAGTTGTTGATATTTCACAAGAAAATCTATCTTTATGTTTATGTAATATATCTCCTTTTTTATAAATTCTTGCGTATGAATAATTAGGTATTAATTTTAATTTAGTTACTTTTTCCATTTTTGATTGTACCTTTAAAAGCAAAGTTTCCATTACAATATCTGCATAATGAGAGTATGTTCCAGGTACTTGTAAATCTTCCCAAGAACCAAAAAAAGTAGTGTAAGGAGAAATAAATTTTGTCTTAAACAAAGTATTAGCTACTTCTCTTTTTAAAAGAAAATAATTATAAATAAATTTTGCTAATTCAGGGTTTATTGCTTTTTTTATTACAGTATATCCATTTTTATTGAATTTCATTTTCTTTTCTTATTGTATCTGTAATATCTTTTCTTATAGCTTGTAGATTAAAATGTATAAATCTAAAAGGGTCTATTCCATGATCTACTATAAATTCATGTCCTAAGTACGATGGAAAAAATAACATAGTCCCTGGTTTTACATTAATATCTACAGTTGTTTTTGATAATACATCATTGTTTCCTTCTTTAGTAAGTAAAGTTGTCATAACAGCACCTGGTCTTGGATCATGTATAACAGGTAAAGATGTTCTTTCAGAACATTTTAAAAAATAAAATCCCGATATATGATTATCATAATGTGTATGTGTATTATGATGTCCTCCTCCTTTTTTAGCAAATTCTTGAACCCACATTTCAGTAAAATACATTTCATATTGATTCATATCATATCCCATTTGATCAAGAATATCATGAGACATGCCACCAACATATCTTTGAAATTCTGATATATTCTGGTCATTTATCATTGTAGTAGAATGATATGAAATACCATGATCCCCTATTTTTTTTCTATATCCTTTTTCTCTTATTTTAATTTTTTTATTATTAAGTTTTTTAGAAAAATTTATATAATTATCAGATACTTTATTTAAATGTTTTAACCATTCAGGTTTTTCTGTACGAAACACAGGTGTGCCAAAAAAAGTTGTCATATTTAATTTTGTTATTTCAGTCATATTTTTATTTAAAAGGTTTTCCTAAATTCCAAATTACAAGAGAATATCTTGTTCCTTTTTTAACAGGTTTTACTCTATGCCAGACAAAAGAAGGAAACACACAAATAGATCCTCTTGGTAATATTTCTAAACATTTTCTAGTTTGACTAGGATCATCTGATTGATTTCTAAATTGAAACTCAAGTTCTCCACCTTTATAATCTTTTGGATCAGATAAAGAAACAGTTACGGATAATTTTCTAATTTTACCATTTTTTAATGGTTCATTAGGTGTATCAAAAGGACTTCCAAAATCATCAGAATGCCAATGGTAATATTGATTTATTCCATATTTTGTAAATTGACATGCTTCTTGACTATCATAATCAAAATTCCATCCAGAATTTATATTTGCTGTATTAATATAAGGAATTATTTCATTATATATCCAAGGTTCATCTAACCAAACAACTTCTGAATTTCTAATTTTTTTTAATTTTTTTAAAGATTTTTTATTAATTTCTTTAATACCACCTGTTATTCCAATTTGTGATTGTTTAGATGTAGCATATTTTATGACTTCATCACAAAATTTAGGTGTCAAAACCGATTGAAAATACCAATAATAATTTCTTAAATTCATATGTCTATTTTAGACATATTTATATATTTTAATTTATAAAGTCAATTACTTACTAAGTGTTGCTGTACCAGTAGCTGTAAATGTTGCTTGTGTTTGACATCCAGCAACGGGAGCTGTTGTTCCACCCGAGATTACTATTTTTGGAGCAATTGCATTTGGATATCTCAATTTAACAATACCTGATCCTCCACAACCCGATCTAAGATCGTATGACCCACCACCACCTCCACCTGTGTTAGCTCCACCATATCCACCATTTCTATAGGAGTTTCCAGCACCTCCCCCGCCAGATCCACCACTTGTACTTTGAGGAGAAGGATATGTTCCTCCTTGAGGACATCCTCCACCACCACCTGCATAAGTAGAAGCATCCATATTTGCAACTCTTCCGTTACCACCTGGGGCTCCTGAAGATCCTCCACCTGAATCAGTTCCTGCTGCACCAGCTCCTCCACCGCCACCAGAAGCACCTGGAGCAGGTGAGTTTCCACCTCTATTTCCTTGTCCTGGAATTCCTGTTCCACCTGGATTAGCTGATTGTCCACCTCCACCAGATCCACCTGGAGATCCAAATCCTGATCCACCACCTGTAGCACATATAGTTGCTATACATTTATAATAAATTCCTGACGGGGATCCTCCTGCAGCTCCACCTACTGTAATAGTATTAACTCCACAATATAAAAAAGATTTAGTTCCACCCGGAAAAGATTCTAGCATTCCACCACCACCACCGCCTCCTCTTGAAGCATTACCACCACTTGCAACAATTAAATAATCAACTGCAACCGAATAAACAGAACCTGCACTGAATCCAAATGCTTTTGCTGAACCTGCACCTCTTGTAGATAATAAAGGCATTCTTTCTTCTCCTTCTATTTAAATTGAGTTAATGATGCTAATACTGTGTAAGTTGATGCCGCTGTTTTAATTGCTGTGTAAGAATATACATCTGTAGATGAAGCATTTCCTGTTGTTGGAGCAGATCCACCTTGCCAAATTGCTGTAACAGTAGTTCCATCAACTTGAGTTACTGCATTGTAATAAGTTGTATTTAAATTTACGTTAAGATAAGCAACTGTAACTGCTTCACCTATATTCATAACGCTATTTAATGGAGTTGTTGAATTTCCTCTGAAATTAATTATGTGGTTAGCTGTATCAACTGAGTTATCATAATAAACAGCTTGTGTAAGTACATCATAGTTAATTGTAGTATTGAAAGTTGTTGTTACTGTAACAGCTTCTAGAATACCAAATACTTTTGATTCACCATTTAATGTAACTCTTCCAAGATTTCCTTTTGGAGTTAATGTTAAACCAATGTTTGTATCAGCACCTGTTGCTGAAATAACTGGATCAGTACCTGTTGCTGAGTTTGCTATAGTTATTTGATTTGTAGCTGATGCAGTAGTTGTAAATTTAATTTGTGAATTACTATTTTCATCTATGATTCCATATGTACTTGCTATTTGAATATTTTTTGAGTTTGTACTTAAGTTAGCAGCAAGTGTCGGAGAATAATCATTTGATAATTTTCCAATGTTTGAATCTACAAAATCAGTTCCGTTAGCGTATAAAATTTTTGTACCTTTATCAGTTGCTGAAAAAGTAACTCCTGTTTGACCAGAAATTTTTACAGTTACAGTAAATGCACCTGTTGTACTATTTCTAATTATATAAGTTTTATTTGTAACTCCAGCTGGAATAGTTACGTTTACGTTTCCAGTTATTGTTCCAGTTAAATTTAATACAGCATTTTTACCATCTGAAGGTAAACCATTTGTATAAGTTAAAGTTGCTCCAGTTGTTGCATTCAATGCAATTGAAGAATAACCAGCAATTGATTGCTGAAGAATAACTAAATTTGTATTTGTAATATCACCCCATGTACCAGCGTTTTCGCCTGTTACCTGTAATTCCAGTTTGAGGTCTGTAGAATAACTTGATGCCATATTTTAATTCCTTATTTGTTAATTTTATTAAATTTAAGCGGCAGTGTCAACCTCAATCCAAGTCGCATCTGTTCCGGTATTAATTACTGTCCAGCTTTGAATATTAATATTATTTAACCTTACAGTCAAGCCTAAACCAGTATTTGTCACTGGAACAACACTATTTGCAGCAGCATATACACTTCCTTGTGAAATAGTTAATAATTTACCTGTAGGACTTGCAATAGTATTAGGTGTAGCTACAACACTTCCTTTTGCTATAGTTAAAGCCTGCCCTGTTACTGTAACATTACCTGTTCCAACAACAACTGTTCCTAATCCTAAAGTTACAGCCATTCCTATACCAGTAACTGTAGCATCTGGAGAAGGATCTACAACACCTTCAGAAATTGTTAGCGCTGTACTAACTTTTGTAGCATTCCATGATTGAGTTCCCCAAGCAACAACACCCCAACCAACATTAGCTAGTGAAGAAACTTGAGCTATTGTATTTGCATCTCCAACAACACTACCTTGTGATGTTATTAATTGTTGACCTGTTAATGTAACAGTAGCTGATCCAGTGATATTTAAATTTCCTGTAGTAGCTGTTAATAATTGACCTGTTACTGTAGCACCTGCTCCAGCTAAAGCAGTTACACTATTTAAAGAAGCTGTTAATAATTTTCCTGTTACTGATAATGAACCATCTCCAGTAATACTTACACTACCCTCTGATGTAGTTAATTGTTGACCTGTTGGATATACAACAGCCAATCCAAATGCATTTACACTTCCTTGCGCAATAGTTAATTGTTGACCAGTTAAGGATATATTAGCATTAGCTAAAGGAGTTACACTATTTAATGAAGCTGTTAATTGTTGACCTGTTACTAATAAAGTACCTGTAATACCCCAAGCAAAAGATCCCCAAGTATATCTACCCCAACCAGAATTAATTTCTCCAGCTGCGGTTTCATCACCTAATGTTAAAGTTAATGGAAATGAATTTAATGAAACAGAATTATTAGCGTAATTAACACCCCAACCTAAAGCTCCCCAATTATTTCTACCCCAACCATCGCCAGGTGAATATGCAGCTTGTCCTTGAGCAATAGTTAACGCACTAGGGGAAGTTACAACCTGATTAATATCTGGTTGATCACCCCATTGCCCTGCGCTCCAACTGAGTTGCCCCCAAGCATTACTGGCCATAATAGGTCTCTCCTATTTAGCCTGATATTCTTAATAGAGCTGCTGAAGTTGTGTTAGCTGGGAACTGAATTGTAAAAGTTCCTGAAGTTGCTGTTTTGTCTGCTCCGAAATCTAATACACATACTGCTGCATTTGTAGATGATGTATTATAAATTAAACATCCTCTTGCAGTTAAAGTAACTCCTGTAAAAGATAAATCGTTAAAGTCCACACATGCAACACCACTTGATACAAACGGTGTAATGTTAACTAAAGTTCCTCCGCCAGTTACATACTGACCAGTGTTAGCTACTTCATTTGTTGAAGTATAAACAGTTGTTGAAGAATCTAAAGTTGCTGCAGATGTGTACAAAGCAAGTTTAAAAACATTCCCAGTAGTCAATGTAAAGTTATGTTGACCCTGAAGGACTTGTTGTTTAAACGAATTTGCAACTGCTTGTGTTATAGCCATATTTTACTCCTGTTATCCTTGTTTTTGAATTCGAGGTGAACCTTCTAAGTATTCATCTCGTCTTCTTCTTCCCATTTGCTCAATTGAGAATCCTTGTAGTGCAGAAGTATATTTCTGTTCATACAACTGAATTAAATCAGTAGGACCCTTCAAAAAACCATAAGCCTCAACAAGGCATGCATACAACAAGCCAGTTGGGAATTCCTGACTTAAATATGTAGTTGTA